CCTTGACCAGCGCCACAGGGATCTCAACCGCGAGCATGGGGATTAACTGCCCGATGAGTGGGCCGAGCTGCTTGAGCCCCTTCACCACCCCCATCGCCGTCGCCTCAATCTGCTTCGCGGTGGCGTCGGCGCCTTGGGCCCCCAGCGCGCCAAGGCCCTGAACCCCTGCCATAACGGCGGCCCCCGTCGGCGAGCGCCCCACGGCCGCACCGAGGGCCCCTGTGAGGTCGCCGGACATCAGCGACGAGGCGCCCTGTCCGATCCTTTGGGTGCGGTCTTCGATCCGCCGCTGGTACTCGGCGGCCATGCGGTCAGCGTCGGCCTGGAGCTTCTGCATTGCCGCGGCGGCCGACGACACAAACGAATCGGAGAGCGCGGCGGTCAACCCCTTCATTTCGAGGTCGCCGAGCTTTGATTCCACCTGGAAGATCAGCCCGTCCGCCACATCGGCGCCGATCTTGCCGGTGAGCTTGGCGAGGTTGATCGCGCCGATCGAGGCTTCCAGTTCGCGGACCGTATCGGCGGCGGTCTTTGCGGCAGGCGCGATCGCGTTGATCTGGCGGATGAGGTCGGCGCCGGACTGAGCGAGGCCGACCGGGTAGAGCCCGTCCACGGCGGCGGCGTAGACCTCGAGCACGGGGACGGCGGCGCGCACGGTCGAGGTAGAGGTCTTGACGCGCTCGGTCCACTCAACAATTGACGCGGCGGTGTTGGCGATCTGGCGGTCCACCTCGCCGAGGGCGTCACGGTTGCGCCCGAGTTCCTCAGTCTTCTTGCGGATCTCCGTGTTCGCCTTTGCGATCGTGATGGCATTGTCGGAGTTTTGGGCGCCCGCGCTGGCGGTCTGGACCTGCTTCCGAAGCTCCAAAAGGCGAGCCTCGGACTGGGCGACCTTCGCGGCGGCCTGAGTTCGCACCTCGCCGAACTGCCGCTCCGCCGCGATCTGCGCCTCGGTGGTCCCAATGGCGCCCTCACCGAACTGACCCGCAAGCACGGCCGCCTGCACCGTTTGGACCCGCTGCGACTCGCGGAGCCGGTCATAGGCCCCTTGCGCTTTCGTCGCGGCGTCAGAGGCAGCCTTGGCGGTCGCTTCGGCCTCTTTCAACTGAGCGTTGAGGTACAGAAACGCGCCGCCCGCGGCCAGCACGGCAGGGGCCAGCGCCAACACGACGCCACCCAATCCGGCGGCCGGGCCGAGCGCGGCTTTGAGCACGTCGGCGCTCTTTGCCGCCCCGCCGAACGCCTCGGCGATCTGTGGCCCCTGTTGGGCGAGCACCATCAGCGGGTTCATCCCGCCGGCCAACGACGTGAACACGTCGGCCAGTTGGAAGCGGAGATTTTGGCCCGCGGCGGCGGCGGACTTCATCCCAACGGCGGCGGCCTCGGCAGCGGGAGCGACGGCCCGCGCTGCGGTGGTGGTGACCGCGGACTGACGCCCAGCCTCTTTGACGGCCTCAGCCTGAGCGGTGGCGGCGGCGGTGACAGACTTCGACGCCGCGGCAGCCTTTGCCTCAGCGTCGGCCGCCTTGGTGACCTCGGCGGTGACCTGTCGATAGGCTTGGGCCACCACGTCGGCGCCCTTGACCTCCAGCCCGAATACGACCGGCTCACCCGCCATTGATCACCACCACCGGGAAGGCCCCGGCCTTTTCGATCGTCTCGGTCATGGTCCGGTCGAGCCCTTCGCCCGCGTCGAGGCAGCGGAGGGCCAGGGCCAGATCAAAGGCCGACCAACCCGACACGATGGCGCCCGGGTGGGTGCCGTAGCGCCGCGCCAGTCGGTCGAGTAGCACCTCCTTACCCTCGAAACGGGGCGATCTGCTCGGCGAGAGACCTCCCGTCGGTGGCGATGGCCAGCCCGCACACGGCCATCAGGGCGGCGTCAGACAGAGACTCGACCGAGACGAAGCCCTCGGCGAGCCCGGCAGAGGCGGGGAGGCGGACCACGGTGATCGCCTCAAAGGGGAGGCGGCTGTGGGTGATGCCGTCGATCGCGGTAGCGATGCCTACGATCGAGGAGCATGCCACCTCCCGGCAGAGTTCCAGGTAGTCGGCGGCGCGCTTGGCTTGCTCGGCGGGCCCAAGGGTGGCCACGTCGAGAGAGGCGGCGCCCGCGGGTTGGGAGGCGGCGACGACGGCGAGGCGCTGGCGCACGCCATCCTTGGCCAGCACGGGGCGACCACAGGAGACGCGGAACACGAAGCCATCGGCCTCGACCGTCTTCGTCTGCGACTCGGCGGCGGCCAGTCGGAGCGCGGCGGAGATCGACACGCGGCGGCTCTTCTCGGCCTGTAGGGCGGCCTCAGCGGCGACGGTGCGTGCCACCTCGGCGGCGGCGAGGTCTTCGGGGCTGAGCGGCTCGGTGGGGGTTTCCATGGGTGTCTCCGTGTCGGTGGGTCAGGTCAGGCCGTGGCGCTGGATTGGGTGTTGACGATGACCAGCGCGATCCCCTCGTTCGTCCCGTTGCTCAGGAAGCGCATGGGAATGGTCGAGACGAGCACGCCGGGCCCGCTGGTCGTCGGGACGGGGTCGGCGGTGATCACGCCGTTGTGTCCGGTGATGGTCAGGGATGATGCGCCGCTGGTCATGGTCACCACGGCAGTGCTCGATGTCTTGTTTTGGTACTCGGTGATCGCGTCGGCGTCGAGGCCGTGGATCTCGAAGGAACCGGTGACAGACAGGAGCTTGGCCACCGGCATATCGAGGGACAGACCGGAGCCCATCTCGTAGATGCCTTCGAGGCCGTGATCGACCACGAACGAGAACGCGCGAAGGCCCAGCGTGCGGCTGTTCCACGACAGGGTGGACCCGTGGAGGTGGGTCACGTAGGTCCGCGCAAACGTCGGCGAGGTCGGCGTACCGGCGGCGGAGGTCTGCCCGATGAACTCGACCGAGGCGTAGACCATCTCCCCGAACTTGCCGCTGATCGTCAGCTTCGTGATGCGGCAACCCTCGGCGACGCGGGTGACGCCGGTTGCGCCGATGACCCACTCGATCGTCAGGCCGCCCGTCGGCGCGGCGCGCTGGAGCTTGTAGGTGTGGGTGTAGTCCGATCCACTCGGCCCCGTGGTCGTCGGCGTCTTGCGCAGCGCGTGCTTCAAGAGCAGCCCGAGAGACGTGTAGGTGACGGGGATCGTGAAAGACCCAGTCACCTTGGTCACGCCGTCGTAGGTGTCGGTGGCGTTGTAGGAGCCGCTGCCCGCGTTCGTCATCACCGGCACTTCGGAGCGCACCACCTCATGCTTGATCTCGGCGGCGGTGGCCTCGAAGAAGTGATCACGGGTGACGGCGGTGGCCCACGTCGATTCCTCGCCGATGGCGACATAGGTTCCGACGGAGGTAGAGGGGGTGGCCATGGCGATACCTCAGCTTTGCACGACGTTGTTGACCTGGATTCCGAACCGAAAGAGGATCGTGTTCGGCGTGCCGGTGCCGCTGGTGGTCATCGTGACCACGGCGGTGTAGTTCGCGGCGTTGGTGCCCGCCTTGATGCGGAGCGACAGAAACGACTGGTTGGCGGTTCCGATGAATCGGCACTTAGCCAAGTCGTACATGGACGTCGTGTCGGCTGCGCTGGAGTCGAGCACTTGGAGGGTGATCCGCTCGACCTCTTCGGCGAGGAGTCGGCCCGCGTGGGGCGCCAGCCTCGCCGACATTAAGGCGCCGTAGTCAATCACCACGTCGAGCTCGTCGGCGGTGCCCTTGGAGATCGAGAGCCGCGGCACCGTGACCCCGGCATCTTCGGGGATGGCGACCAGCACGCGGCGCTTCATGTCCACGCCGACGTACCCGGTCTTCGCGGAGCCTGTGGACGGTGAACCCGCCGCGCTGCCCGCTGTCGCCGAGGAGCCCCAGTAGAGGCAGACCCGGTGCATGTTCGAGGCGGTCATCGAGTAGGCGCCGATCCGAATCGTTCCGGTGCGATTCGTGCGGTTGAAGCCGGTCAGGTCGTAGGTCGTCAGGTTGTGACCGTCCGAGCCGGTGACCCGCAACTCGTTCCCGCTGGCGTCGATCGTGTCCCAGAAGTCATCCCACTGCGCCGGGATCGTGATCTCGACGTTGTGGGCTGCGGTGGTGCCCGCCGAGTTGTCGATCGTGATGTCGGCGCGCTTCGTCCACCGGCACGCGCTGTCGTATCGCCAGCTCATGTGCCACTCCCGCGCGCCCGGTAGTATTTGCAGCGCACCTCAAATGAGAAGGCGGCGAAGCGGGCGGGCATTTGGCTCTCATCTCCGGCAAGGTCGCGGACGTTGACGATGCACGAGTCCATCACCAGCCCGCCTAACGTCATGTCCGTCTCGAGGGCGGTGGTGATGTCCTGGTGGCCCTTGGAGATCGCCAGCGTGCGCGCCGCGGTGGTGTCGGCGAGGTAGGGCACCACCATCCAACCGGCGACGTTGAGCGTCTCGGACATGGTCGTCATAATGTCGCCGAAATCCCGTTGGTGCGTGTCGAAGCGCACATAGACCATGCCGCTCCCGGCCCGCGGCGGCGTGATCACGGAGGGCTCGCCGATCACACACTGGCCATCGCCGGAGAGGGTGTGCCAGTAGGTGGCGCCGGCCGTCGCGGTGGCGAAACGGGCGCGGAGGGCCTCCACGATCTGGTAGGTGAGAGGGGTGGTCGGCGACGGCATCAGACGGCCAGCACGCGGCGGATGGACTTTGCGACCACGTCGGGGATCGTCGCCTTGACCTCCTCAAAGGCCGGGCCCATGAACGGGCGGGCGGGGATCTTGACCGAGTAGCGCAGCACGTACCACGGTTTCGCCGCCGCCTTTCCCTTCGCTGCGGTGTTGATCAGGTAGAGCTTGCCGCCGGACTTCTGGATCGCGAACTGCCCGGCGCCGGTTGCGCGGAGAGGGGTCGCGAAACGGTCCACTCCCGCCCGAGTCAGTGCGGGGCCGCCGGGGATCGGGATGCGCAGCATCTTGGAATTCTTCGGCGTGATGGTCGCGCCAAACTCGTGAGTCGCGGCGTACTTCACGTCGGCGCCGCCCGCGACTCGGCCACCCGCGGACAGGGTGAGCTTGATCGCGTCGGCGGTCGAGCCGGGCTCAATCTTGCCGGCGATCGACTGGCTCAGGCGGCCCGTGCGGACCTTGAGCCGGGCTTTGCACGCCTTGACGGCCTCCCGCTGGCCCTTGAGCGCGGCGCCGGTCAGG